ATTGAAATCCCCCGAGTAATCGAGCCGTGAAATCAGGAACTTGCCCTGCAGTCTTTCGCCGCTTTCGAAACTCATCTCGAAATCGTCGAGGTCGCCCGACAGCGCCTTTCCCTTCAGCCGAGTCTCGGCCGCCGAGCCGGTGAAAACCCCTGCCCCCGACACACTTACCGATCGCACGCCTGCCCCCGACAGCAGCTCGCGCCACCCCCCCGATCCCTTGTTGGTGATGACGACGCTTTCACCGTTGATACTGAGTTGCGTCGTCCGCAGTCCTGCAACCGTCGCGTAAACGACCGGCGAAGCACCGTTGCCGACCTTCAGCAAGAAGGCCGATCCTTTTTCTACTGGCATGATTTATCTCCCTAATTCTGCAGAATCCGCACCCGGTGTTCGACCATTGCCGCCTTCGTCCCATCGGGCGCATCGAAGCTTCGCGAGCGCACCAGTACGGCCGACCCCACGTGCCACCCGCCCAGGTCGCCCGACAAAGCTGACCCCACCGCTTCGGCGGCAGTGAGCATCATCGGCAGGCGCATCGCCTGTCCGCGCGCCACGCGGATCGTCACGACTGCGCGCACCTCGCGCCCCGCTGCGTCCTTGGTGCTCCAGTCGCCCGCTGTCCCTGCCTCGACACTTGCCTGTGGCAACGCACTGGCAGCGGTGTCGCGGCGCAAACCTTCGATGCCGACAAATTCCGCGCGAGCCAGCAACCCTGCGACGATTGCTGTTCGCACTGCGTCCCCCGCGCTCTTCACAGCCGCATCCGCCGCGCGCCGCGCCACAGCGCCAGCACGACCTCGGGCGCACCACCCTCGTCGGTCCGATCGCGCGACTCATAATGATGCGCGACGAGACGAACGATGCCATGGCGCACCGGCTCCGCAATGGCGGTCCAACTGGTGGCAAGTCCGGCGCGGTACGTCACGCGCAAGCGCTGCGGCAATGCGGCGGTCACCCGCACCCTGCCCCGCCCGTCGCTGCCGATGTCGGTCTCGTACGTCCCGACCGCCAGCGGCACACCGCCCGCCGACGCGACACCGGTAACCGCCACGACTGGCCACGCCGCCAGCGCCGTCCAGTCGGTCGCCCCGTTGATCGTCTCGACCATATCGCGCTCGATCAGCACAGCACCGATAAACCGCTCGCACTGCGCGATTGCCGACGCGACCAGCGAGGCAATGACCGCGCGGTCGCCGTTCGGGTCGTCGCCTTCCAGGCGCAAATAATCGCGCGCCGCATCGACCGCATCGGCCGACAGCGGCACCGCGCTGGGATACAGCATGGTGTTTCCTTTCTGATTCGATTGCGGGTTCGTCGCCGCCACGCAGCCGACGGACCGTTGCTCATTCAGCAAGTGCTGTTCTGATGTGCTTCAGCTGCGTGACGTCTGCTTGACGACCGGCTGATACAACACTGCGTTTAGAGCATCACGCGACCCGCATCACATTGAGCTCCGCCGCCTGTACGCCCTTGGCGGTGCTGTCGACGAAGGCAAAGGCACGCAACTGATCCCCCGCCGTCAGCGACATCAGGCGGCTGTTGAACAGCCCTTGTCGGTTGGTCGCAGCTCCCGCAAAGCTATTTGCCCACACAAACCCTGCGCTGTCGACGTTCGCCGTGTCGATGCCCAGGCCATAAGAGATGTTTGCGCCCACGTTGTCGACGAGCCGCATCTTGGCATTGACCTCGTAAATGCCGGTCTCGGGCACGGTGTAGATAAAAGTCGTGGTGTTGAACGCACTGAAATTATCGACTTGCGTGGCATTGATCTGGAGCGTCGTGAAGGCGGTCGATATCGTCTGGAAAGACGCTCCCGAAGAACGCGCCGCGACAAGGCGCGGGCGTCCGGCGATGAACGTACCGGCGGCGGCGTTGAAGTCGCCGATCGTCGACGCGGGTTGTGTTCCAGCGTGGTTCGCACGATTTTTAAGATTGGCGTCGGTATCGTTTGCCGTCGCACCCGCCGCGATGCCCGCGAGCTTGCCGTCCTTTGCTATTGTGAAACTGGCCGTCGTGGCGGTCAATATGGCGTCGAGCGGTTGCTTGCCGGCGAGTGCCGTCGTCGTCGCGGCACCATCTGCCTTCAGTGCAATCGCCGCAGCCTGGGCGGTGCTCACCGGCTTGGCCGCGTCGCTCGAGTTGTTGACATTGCCGAGCCCCACCGCCGCCTTGTCGAGCGGCTGCCAGCTCTTGTCGCCGCGCCAGTATTGCGCGGTCGTGCCGGGGGCGATCACCGGCTCGCGCGGGCTGGCGTCGCCGCTCGCGCCCGGCGGGCCGATAATCGCCGCCGGGATAGCTGGCCCCACCGGTTGCGGCACCCAGCCGACGCGCACGGCGTCGACCCGCTGCCATTCGAGCACCAGGGCGGTCATGACGTCACCGCATCGCGCAGGCGCAGGCCAATGGTCTCGGTGATTGCAACACCGCCCCCCACGGTCAGCTTCGCATCGGCAAGATAGTCTCCCGCCGCAAGCGCGGCCGTGACCGCCGGGGTCAGCGTGAGGAACCACCGCGCCGGATCTGCGCCGCTTGCCGCAACGAACGAGACGGTGAAATCGGCGACGGCCGGGGCTGCCGGATCGGGCCATGAACGTCCTTCGACGGCCGGCTTCATTGCCGCCGTCACCGTGCCGACAATGGCCGGATCGCCCGAAACGACGGCAAGCGCCAGCGCCACGGTCTCACCGCGTTGAAAAATGTAGGTCAAAGGAGTTTCTCCTCCCTCTCCCTGAAGGGGAGAGCGAAATGCAACCGGGATCGAGAGAGAGAGGGGGTGCGCATCGCAACGCCACTCCCCCTCTCCCGTACGCTGCACGTCTGTCCCTCTCCCCATTAGGAAGAGGGAGGCAAGTTTACGAAACTGCGAACTTCATCACCTTGATCGCCTCGCTGTTCGCGACCGTCCCGCCTACGCGCTTCGTCGCGTAGAAATACACATACGGCTTGTTCGAATAGGGATCGCGCAGGATGCTCGTTTCGGCGCGCTCGGTGATCAGATAGCCGGCCCTGAAATTGCCGAACGCGATCGACAGGCTGTCGGCCGCCACGTCGGGCATGTCCTCGGCCTCGACCACCGGATAGCCGAGCAGCATGTCGGCATTCCCCGAAATCAGCGACGGCTGCCACAGGAAGGCGCCCGTCGTGTCCTTGAACTTGCGTACGCTGGCCAGTGTCTTCGAATTCATCACCCAGGTCGCACCCTGTCGGTACGGCGGGCGCAGCGCTTGAACAAGATCGACCAGCCGGTCTTGCGGGTTCGACGCTGCAAAAGCGCCCGCCGCACCCGAGGCAATGTACTGCAGTGTGCCGAACGGCCGGACGCCGTCGAGCGTGTTCGCCGTCGGCAACGCGATGAACCCTCTCGGCCGGTTGACGCCGCTGCCCCCGACGAACGCCGCCCCCTCGGCCCGCGCGAACTCGGTCGCGATCTCGTCGGCGAGCCACGCCTCAACGTCGAACGCCGCATCGTCGAGCATGAACTGCGACGCCGCCGGATTGGCATAAAGATCGCCCATCGGCGGCACGATCTCGTTGAAGGTCGGCGTCGCGGTTTCGGGCCGCGTCGCCGTCTCCGCCGCCCAGCCGGAGGCGACACCGTTCTGCGTGACCAGCTTGCGATATCCAGCCGTCCCGACGGTCACGACATTCGCGATCCGGCGGATCGGCGAAATCGCCTTCAAGGTCGCATCGATCACATTGTCGATCTCGCGCGGCACCGCAAAGCCGCCATCGGCATTGGTCGCGCCGGTAAAGCTCTTCAGTTCGACGCCGATTTCCCCGCGCCGCAGATAGCCGTCGGCAAAGGCGCGGCGACGTCCGTCATCCACGGCCGTTGCGGCGAGGACAGGCCGCTCGGGCGGCAACTGCACCGCGTCGAACGAGCTTTCCAGCGTGTCGGCTTTCACTTCATAATCCATCATGCTTCTCCTGTTGATCGTGTTGAATCCTCGACCGCATGCACCCGCGCCAGCGGCTGCATCGGGCTTTTGACCAGACTGACCTCGACAAGTTCGAGGTCGGTAAGTTCTCTGTTTGTTCCGTAGCTGGCTCCATTCACGCGGTAGCCGAACGACAGCCCCGTCCCCGGCGCGACCGGCGCATCGACGCGCCCGATGACGCGCAAGCCCCGCGCATCCTCGCCAAGCATCTCGACCGTCCCGACCCGCCGCCGCGCATCGTGCTGCCAGAATACCGGCACCGGCGCGCTGGCGCTGGCAAAGGCCCCGCGCCGGATCACGTCACCGCCCCGGTCGACCCGGTCGAACAGCGCGGCATATCCCGCAAAGCGCGTGCTCACCGCAGCACCAGATCGGTCAGGCCGAGCTTCACCGCGACCCCGATGAGCACGAGCGCGAGCACCCCGCGCACCACCCAGCTGATCACGGCATGTCGCGCCGATTTCTTCGCATCGCGCCACGCCGCGAGCAGCTCGCGCAGTTCGTCGATATCGTCGCGCGCCATCTCATCGGCGAGGCCGAGCCGCGCCAGCGCCCGACGCGCGCCAAGTTCCGACGCTGCCTCAAGCAGCGCCTGTTGTTCGGTTGTCATGTTGGTGTCCTTTCGCGCCGGGAGGCGCAATCAAGAAAAGGGAGAGGGGTTTCCACGCGAACGCGCGAAGCCGCGGCGAAGTGCAATCCCTTCGCGGCTTCGCGCATTCGCGCGGAAACCATTGCCTTTTTTTCTGCGCCAGACTGGCAGATGGCGTCTCCGGCCCGCCTTACACGAAGCGGTATCTACCAGTCTCGAACCTATCGTGCAGGCACAGCATCGTCCGCCGACATCTTTTCGGGCTGATCGAGTTCGGACAAATGCTTTCCAACTGTCACAGGTGCTGTCGTTCCGGCCCCAAGCGGTCGCCACGGGTTCATGCTGATGCAGCGTCCCGAAAGGTCGCCGCATTGGCGAACTTCGCCAGTTGTCGTATCAACCACAACAATAATGTGCTCGTCATCGGCAGGCGAAGCGACTCTGAACGCTGCCCGTCCGCTTACCGCTGCAACCTGCGGCCAGAGCCGACCGGCCTCGAACACGCCGATGCCGGTAAACCGCCCGAATTTGTTGGCTTGCGAAGAGATCGGCCGGTCACTGCACCCCGTCAGGACAAGACAGAATGCGGTCATGCCACCAAGCAGACAGTTTCGAACCAACAACATAGAAGTCTCTCCAATGCACTCTCAACGTGCTGAACCAGGGATCGTATATCCCCCGCTCTTTCGCTTGATGCTTTTGTCCAGCAAGGGAACGGCGACGTCAATATCGCGATCAAGCGTGTAGATGAGCCGCCCATCTCGATGTTCAAATATTTGAATGCTCGAAGTAAATGAGGAAATCTTCGCTCCGACTATGTTCGGTTGCTGCAAATCAATTCTGATGCCCTGTTTGCCGGGAATCCGGCTGAATCGACCTTCCAATTTGACCAAACCCAGCGGTCCAGTGGTCAGTTCCACGGCATTTTCTGCCTTTCGACGGACAGAAAACGTGTCTGCGCCTAGCTTTAGCGACACCGACGCAGTTGGTTCAGTGACGATGCGGTTTATCGCGCGAGCAACGTCGCCCGCCTGTCCGGTTGCACGGCTATGTCGTTCGAAAAGCGGCTTTTCGCTGACATTTACACTGCGCGAACCTTGCCCTGCGCGTGATCCCGTCGTTCAAACGCGCGTCACTCCAGAGGCTGCTCCAGTGTGAGCAGCATCCGTAAATTGGCCTGTGTCCGGATCATGATGCGGATTGAATTTGACTTCGATCGGCGCGGCGTTGGAAGTCGGCTGTCCGCCTTGTTCTTCGGTCTCCATAGCTTTGCCTGTGGGTTCCTGCAGCACGATCTCTTTCAACCCCACCGCCGCCCGCTTCTCGTTCAGCGTCAGGAAACTCGCCGCCTCGACCTGCGTCCATAACCGCTCGCGATCCTCGCTCAACGCGCTGACCCGGTCGGGATCCACCGCCAGTGTCAGCCCCGCGAAATGCGGCCGCAACCCCTGTGCAATCGCGTCGAGGATCAGC